GTGAGTTAAGGTCAAAACTCACAACATAATCATACTTACCGGGGATCGGTTCCTTCACATAAGCACCAGCATACTTAGCGTCTTTATCAACCTTCACCTTTGGTGGAATAACAATATTCTTTTCGCGTAGGTGATTGTAGATAATTGTGTCCCACATACGCACTTGATAGAATACGTCGCGGAAGTTTACCTTTGCATCAAACGCCATAGTAATAGCAAGGTCAATAAGTTTCATCTTATCTTCCAGGCGGTCAACCAGTTCCACGTCAATGATGTTGTATTCAACGAACTTCTGCCATCCATGGGCGTAGAAGTCTTTGAATGTTTCAAACTCACTGTGATCTAGCTTCTTCTGACCAAGCTCAACATTAGCAATATGGTCTAGGCGATAGCTTTCCTGATTGGTATATGTAAACTTCTTATAGAGGTTCAAGTAATCAAGTTGAGTAACACCAGCAATATCAAAGTAGATCTTCTCCTGACCTTTGATAAAGTGCTTCTCTTCGGAGACTAGCTTCCAAGGAGATAGAGTTTTCATCATCTTATCACCCAGAATACGGGAGATGCGATTGCATAGATATGGAATATCGTAGTATTCTAGGTTCCAACCAGTAACAACATCTGGGGTATCATTCGCCCACCAATCAAGGAATGAGTTTAGGAGATGGAACTCATCATTACAGCGGCGAAACTCAGTCTTTAAGTCGGGATTATCAAATTCACCGTGCTTGGTTTGACCCCAAGTGATAATCTTTTTGGTGTTGTAATCCTGTACGGTAATGAGTAGGACTTCTTCTGCTGCATTTTCTGGGTCCGGGAAACCGTACTCAGTCTCAACCTCAATATCAACAGTAACCATCTTCATACGGGAGGTATCAAACTTGATATCTCCGGGATAGTTGTCTGCAATAAATTGGAAGATGAAACGTTCATTTCCATAGACATTGAAGTTATCAACGTCATCATACTTTTTAAGGAACTCTCTACTCTCACGGATAGTTCCAGGGAGAATGGGAGTTACCATCTCACCATCCAGAGTTTTCCAATCACTTTCTTTCTTGGATGTGACGAATAGAGTAGGAGAAAATGGCTGCCTGGATGTAAATCGCTGACCATTGTTATATCCTCGGAGGAGGATATTGTTCCCGTACATTTGGACGTTGGTGTAAAACTTATCAGACATTAATCACTAATTACAACGAGGTATTCGGAGAGGAGTTTTGTTTCGGGCGTAACCATAGTCAGGATATTGTCTGAAAGGATAGCCATCTGTGTATCAGAGGTAACATGCTTACCGGGAAAGCGACTCAATGCTGTGGTAAGCTCTTTGTTTGTAATGTCGTATATGACTGGGTCAATCATAACACAGTCCGGCTCACCAATCTCGTTACCAGCGACCTCTTGTATCTTTGTAACAATAGTGCGCCCATCCTTCAATAGGAGGACTCTAATCAATTCATCCATCAGTAGTACCTAGATAATTTTCAGAAACTGCTTCGTGTGGATCACAAACTAGCACAACAAAGCTTTTTGGAATAATAAATGTATTGGATTTTGATAGGGGCATCCACTCAACATAAGTTACAGACAAATCTCTGCTTCCTCGTTCAGCCTCTTCTAGCTTGATTTCTCTTACATTTGATATACGGTATTTATCAGTACCTACCAAATCTGTGAACTCTGCTAGGAGCTGTTTGCCATCAGCTAGTAGTATCAACTTTACTGCTGGTTCTAGATCTAGATCATCAGCAATATCAATATCAGCACCAAGCATCTTCTTCAAATCTTTATTGAATGAAGACATTGTATATCGTGGTCCCTCTTCGCCACGGTCATAGTCGTTGTTCATAATATACCTCAACTCATAGTATTATAGCATATAAAAAAGGGGGCTGCCCTGCTTTTTGACAGGACCCCCCGGTTGCGACGATATTTGTGAGAAAGTAGTCTCGCTATTATTTATAGCCAGTCTTTACGCTTCTGATGGTCTGGGATTACTCTTTGTAACTCAATACTCAATATACCATCAGAATAATTTACATCTTCAATAACAACATCATCAGAAATAGTCCAAACTCGTGTGAAGTCCCTGGAAGCTAATCCTTTATGAATAAACTCAATGGCTTCATCATCACGGGTGCTGTGACCCTCAACAAATAGTTTGTTATTTTCACTATAAACTTTTACTTCATCCTTTTTGAAACCAGCCAGAGCAACCTCCAACTTGAATCTCACATTACTCATCTTAATTAAATTGTAAGGCGGATAGTTTTCCTTACTTTCGTGAACGGCACCAAATCGGTGAAACCATTCATCCATTCCAATAGAATACCTTTCAATATCCTTGACGAACTTATCTAAGTCGCCAGCTCCGTACATCTTCATTTGTTCTCCTCGTAAGCGAGATATAGTTTATGGTCCCCGAAGGCAACCAACACTATTTATATAAAAACTCTAATTTTTTGTGTAGTATTATTACTACTTTTTAAGTGCGGCTCCACTCAATAGAGCCAAAGTTGTAGCAATCATTACAGTAAATGTTTTTTCATATCTAGAACCGAGATCTGGGCAGACTTCCCTACCACCATTATTCATACAGAAAACAGTTGCTGCGCCAAATAATCCTGCTTGAAATACAAATATACCTGCCAACATATACAATAGAAACTTTTCTTTAAACATTTTACTTAATAGAATAAAAAAGGGGAGCATTGCTCCCCTCAACAGTATTTAAACTATAATATATTATTTACGACCACCAATGTTATATTTTGGCTCTAAAATCCATTCACCTTTCTCTTTATATGAGAGAACTTTGATTTGGTTTAGTGGTGCAACATCTAAGATTGCTTCTTCGTCAGCTAACTGAACTAGGCTCCAGTCAGATAGAAGCTTTGTGATGCGGTTGCGACGCTGAATATCATTTAGTGTGATATTTGTATGCTTACCATCAAGTGCAAATAGCTCTTTAAAGTGAACGATAAAGTAGCTACCTTGCTTATGGAGGATATGACAAGATTGATAGATCTTCTTTTCCTTACGTGAAGCAACTCCGATGCGTGTTAATGTTTCCCTTACTTTAAGAAAATCATCAGGCTCTGATAGAAAGATCTCTACCATATGGGAAGGTTCCCAATATACTAAGCCCCTCTCATCTGTTTGCATGGATGTAATCCCCCTGTGTTGAGTTTTTTATTAATGTATTCGAGTTGTTCATTAGATAGAATATTCAAAGCTTGTTCTGCCTTTTCGGTGGAGAAACCGTAGTACTGGCGTACCGCTTCAATGTTTTTTATTTTATCTTTCCTCAACCAGGGGGAAAATCTCTTCCTCTTCCTCAAACTATTTATAAGAAAGTCATACTGCAATCGCTTGTCTAGGTTTGGAAACCTATTCATCTCATTAGATTGCATCAATGAGTCCATCTGACCAGAAAGGCATTTGTTGATAACAAAGGGGGGATACTCTCTCTCAACATCAGGATCTCCATCAATAAGATTCTCCTTGGAGATATTAATACTGTTTAGCCATTCTTTAAGGTCGATGCTCATAAGATAAGTCCTGTGTTCTGTTTTGGTAAGGTTAGTGGTGAGAAAATCTGATTGTAATTGTTTACTACATCATCATTTGGTGTAGTGACGTATACAGTATAGCTTGCCCTAATGCGAAGCTCTGTTACTTCTGGGGCAATGACTGGGGACCATGGTGCAAAACCAACAGTACCGTCACGCCCAGGAACCAATACGATTGGATTGCTGATAATAAGTTGCTCTACTTCTTCACTAATCAAATCAGCAATTACATCCTCACCAGAATGCATACGAATCAATTTTACGTTCATAATTAAATAAGTCCTTGTTCTTGTAGATAATGTAGAGTATCTTTCAGTCCACCAATGTATTGGTAGCCAATAGAAACTTGTGGATATTCTGCGTTTGTACCAAACTCAGAAGCAAACTGGCGCTCAGTGAAGTCTTCACCCAGGCAATATTCTAGGTACTCACCACCTAGACTAAGAAGCAATTGACGGATCCTTTCGGACTCTTGACCGCCATCAGTGTATAGAACAACAGTATTCATGAGAAGTCACATTCAATCATAATTTCAGTTAATGCTGCTAGGAGGTTAATCTCCTGGTCAGCGCAGAAGGAACTTTGGTACTGGTACTTTGCAATGATAAGCACGGCAGCAGCAATGGATGGTCCTTTCAAGTGTCCGTAGAGGGCATCATATACCTTACGGAGAATAGTATTAGTATCGTTGTCTAGATTAGCAACGACCCACTTACGGACTTCGGTGAAGTTGCTTGATTTTAGATCTTTGATAAGATCATCAACCTTTACCTCACTGAACGTAGCAAGAATACCGGAGTCAATCTTACCACTAGTGGAGTAACGCTGAACCTCATTGAGGACACGGCGGAAGTCTGGGAAGTGCTTTTGGACTAGTTCAGCGAGAACTTTCTTGTCTGCATCAATGCGCTCACTCTCTAAGATACCTGTGAGGCGCTTGAAGAAGGCAGCAGCAACCTCCTGCTTCTCCTTACCTTTAAGACTAAACTCAACCACCGCACAGCGGCTGTGTAGAGGCTCAATGATCTTGTTCTTATAGTTACAAGTAAAGATGAAACGGCAGTTCTTGTAGAATGCCTCAATATTTGCACGGAGCAACATCTGAACGTCACTGCCGGTATTGTCTGCCTCATCAATGATGATGACTTTATGCTTGGCTTCTGCGGTAAGAGACATTGTAGAAGCGAAGTTCTTTGCCTGATTACGGACAGTATCAAGGAAGCGACCTTCGTCAGATCCATTGATCACATAATAGTCAGCACCAATCTCATTACAAAGTGCCTTGGCGATGGTGGTTTTACCAACACCAGGAGGACCAGCTAAGAGTAGGTTGGGGATTTCTCCCTTATCAACAAACTCTTGGAAGGTGGCTTTGATGTGATCAGGGAGGATACACTCTTCAATTGTTTGCGGACGATATTTTTCTGTGAATAAGAAGTCTGTGCGTTCGCTCATAATAAAAAGATAATAAAGTAATCAAACCCAGGAGGGCTTGCGTTCAGGTTTGCGGAGATAGTTGGCTGAGACCCAGGGCTTTGAGGAGATATACATCTTGTATGCCTCAAAGGTTGAGATTGATTGGTCTAGCTTGAACTCATCAGGCATAGCACGGGCGAACCCGCGTGCTCCAGTATAGCACGAAATTGGCTTTCCTGTAGTTCTTACAAAAACTTCTTCTGCGCCAAGCAGGGACTGCTCACAAGCGTGATGCTTGCCGTAGCGGTGGGTATACTCGGCACATAGGGCGTGACCGTGTGCGATGAGCCACGCTAGGTTTTCATCGCATAAAGAAGCCCATACAGTACAGGGGTGGTTACGAAAGCCTCCCGTTGTTTTGTATGGGGTTCCATCTGCCTTGAAGACTTGACCACAGTCACGGTACCAATGAGAATAGATGACCGAGACCATTTGACAGCATTCAAGCGGCATTTTTACAACGTGCTTGTCTGGTAGTACACGGGCACTGCCGTCTGGGTCTTGTTCGGTGCAGAAGATATTCATATGGGGTGCTTTCGCTTCCCATATACTAGCACAGCATCAGGTAATTGAAACGATAGAACCATTAACAATTTCAAAAGTTCTGCCGTCAATGACTTCGGTTGAGGTTAGTCCAGTATCTTCTGGTACAGCATACAAGCTATAACCAAAGTTCTTACCGGAGTATCTAAATCCGACAGCAACTGTTGAGAATTCTACATCACCATCAGGCAATGCTGTTGAGGTATTGAGATATGATGCGTAAATAAACTCATCA